TAATCCAACATCTGCTGCAGTTGTTCCTGCTCGTATGTCAGCGGCTGAAGTATTATCTACATTTCCTAATCCAACATCTGATTTAGTTGTACCTGCCCTAATAGTAGCCGCACTTACATTATCAACATTTCCAAGTCCAACATCTGATGCAGTTGTGCCAGATCGTATAGTTGAGGCACTTACATTATCAACATTTCCAAGTCCAACATCTGATGCAGTTGTACCTGACCTAATGCTAGATATAGATGATGTTGCCGCATCGCCTAGTCCTGAAACATCACTACTTGTTATATTCAGACCTGATGCTGAAATAGTTACTGCTCCTGCGGTACCTGTTGAACCATTTATGGATTGTATTGGTGCTGCTGCAGCGGCTTGTGTTGTATTGACAAAGCCACTATCATTTGTTAAACTTCCAATAGTAAGACCACCAGTTCCAGATAATTTTATTCTATCTGCTGTGATTGTTCCAGTAGCAATATTACCACCATCAATAGTTGTAATTGCTGTTCCGCCCTCACTAAAAGTTCCGTCACTAAAAGTAACTACTCCAGAGAAGTTTGTATGTTGTACAATAGTACTATAACTTACAGTACAAGTTGATGAACCTGCACTAGATTCTGTTCCAAAGTATCTTACAGTCCAATGAGTGTTTTGTGTTGGGTCTTGTGTTCTTGGTTCGTTTGTCCATTTATTTACTGCAGAAGTATCTGCTAATGCTAGAACTTCTGTTGCTCCACTACCACCGTCTACATCTCCGGTAGCGAATCTATAAGTAGTTGAGCCTGGCGCACTTGGTGCTCCTGATGTTGTTTTCTCGTAGTATAGATAACCTTGTATTGACCTTAGTCCATCATCACCATCACTACCTACAACTCCATCTGTTCCTTTCAATGCTTTTGTTAGTGTAATAACTCTTGTAGCAATTGTGCTTCCTGCCGCTAAGTCTGAGACTGTTACTGTAATTGTAGCAGAACTTGATGCAACTGCACTTACTGTAATTACACCACTTCCACTTACTGCGGCAGTACAACCAGAGGCAGATATTGATAAACCAAATGTTGCTGCTGCAGTTCCACTTGATGCAAAACTAAATGCAGTCGTACCTTTCGATACTGTATAAGAACAACTAAATGCATTTATCACAGAACTTGATAAAGTTCCTGATGAATCTGAAGATAAGAAAGTATGGTTTTCATTACTTCCTGCTACATTATATGCGGGCTCACCTTTAGTAACTCCAAATAGAGTTAGTGTATAACTTGTAGAACTGTTTCTTTTGACTGACCCAAATATACTATCATTGGCATAGTCAACTAGAGTAGTTGGTTTTGAGAAAGCACCACCTGATATATCTACAGGTATCGGCTCGTCTGCTACAAGTGCTGTGTTGCTTGATATTTCTCCTGCTCTGAAGTAATAATCTACTGAACTAACTGTTGCTTTGAATGGATTAAATGTTGCAAGTTCACTGCTAAATGCTGTGCCACTACCTGTTACATCTCTACCAATATCACTTTGTGTTGCTGAGATTGTACCTGTTGCGGTAGCATATGGAGAGCCACCAACTGCAAAGTATGCGTCAGAGGCACTATGTTTTTCTCTTGCTACGAAAGCTTCTGCACTTTTATCGAATAGTATAAATCCTGTTTCACCATTTGATAATCCACTAAAGTCTAGATTAGATTGATTTGATACGGTAGTAGTTGCTCCAAGTGCTGAGTAATTAAAATCATCAGGAGTAAAACTTACAAGTCCTGTTGTAGTATTTAGTTCAATAGAAGCATTAGTTAGTGTACCTGTTTTATTTACAGTATATTGTGCACCTTCGTCTTCTTCTCCTAAGTTTACTGTCTGGAAGTTTACATCAAAAGTACCAGAAACTACTGGCGATGCTTTACCTAGCATATTGAATACTCTTACTCTTATATAGTATGTTTGTGATACTGCGTCTTCTAGTGCAAAGTCTGTACCTGTTGTACTACCTGCTGTTAAGAATTTTACATTATCAGTAGAGTATTCGACTACATATTCTCTTACAAATGCGTAAGAACTTCCATCTGCGTTCTTTGGCTCTTCCCATGTGATATCTAAAACATTTGTTTTTACACCATCGGACAAGAGTCTCTGACTTGTAGATGTTCTTAGTTTTGTTACATTTGGAACTGAATCTCCTGAGTTTGGTAAGAATAAAGTATTGTATTCTTTGATTGGTTCATTCTTATCAACATTATCAAACTTAGTTGGGTTATACTCTAGTGCAGTGATTGAGAAACTCATATCTTCATCTTCTGCTAAAGATACTACTCTAAATTGTTGTGCTACTTGTTCTGTTTTTCCAGTTGATAGTGAAGGTCTTTGTATAACAAACATTTGGTCAACAACTGGCGCTGTGCTATAATTACCTGATACAGTAATAGTTGTTTTACCATTACTTGTTCCATCTATAGTTGCAAGAGTTTTTTCTTCAACATAACTATATGGAGTAAACTGTGTGAATACAGTATTACCACTATCATCTTGTATTTTTTGAGAAGCCTCAATAGTAGTTATACCTGATATGATATCTCCTCTTACAAAAGAAGACCCACCTATAGTTGCAGAGTCTTGTGCTAGTAAACATTTCTGTCCTGAAAAAGAAATACTGACTTTATAATCGCCTACTGCATAACCAGAATCAAGTGCAAACTCTCTATCGAGTGTAAAGGTATTTGTATCTGTTACTGCACTTATTCTTCCGCCCCATGACTTACCTTGTTTTCTTTTATCAAGAACATTGATAATATCCCCAGGTTGTAAGAAACTTGCATTTATAGAAGTTTTAAAACTGACTGTTTGAGTATTAAGATTCTCACTTAACATCTTCCATTTACCTAGTCGTCTTGCTTGTCCTCTTGATGTACAACCAAAAGCAACTAACTTAGAAGGTTTTACAAAGTCATCGTCTAATTGTAATACTTCTTCATTCTCAACATATTCTTCTCTTTTTCTGTATAAATCTTTTGGATTGTTCCAAGTAACAATAACTTGATTACTTCTAGATTTGAGTGCGCTACCTTCATATTCAAACTCTCCATTTATAACATTACTATTTGAGAATTGATACACAGGGTCTTTTTCTGAATCTTGGATAACAACTGCTTCTCCATTCTTCCATACAATCATACCTCTCATGACACTTGCTAAGTCACTAATAACTTTGTATGCTTCTGCTTTTGTCTGTAAAACTACATTAGCAGCAAATCTTGGTTCATGTAATCCTGTACTACCACTTGGTATATAGTTAGCGTCACTAGTTGCAAATAAAGATAAAAAGTCTGCTGCTGGTATATTGGCAGGAACAAGTTCGTCACAATATCTACCGATACCGAATAGTTCCCATTTATTTATTTGTGCTGCTGTGATATAGTTTCCTAAACCATATCTTTTGTTAGTCATTAAATCATAAAGAATCCATGCAGGGTTATTAGACCATGACTGATAAAAACTACCGTCCCAATCTTGTTCAGTTGTAGTTATCTTTTCAGTACTTGGACTTCTTCTGTAATGAGCAGGAATAAAAGTTTTCTCTACGGCACTTACTGTTGTAGTTGCACTAGAAGTTGCTCCTGTAATAGTACCACCAGTTATTGGCACATCTCTAGTACTTGCTCTTCCTCTGACATATATAGTGGTTGACCCAACAATTTTATCAATAACCATACTTGCAACAGAAACTGTAATCGTACCTGATGGACTTGCTAAATCAGAAGCCTCTGAATCAAGAGGTACTTCATATGTTATTTTTGTTGTGCTTGTTACAATACAGTCAAAAGTTCCGTTGTAGTTACTAACCGAAGCTCCTGCTACCGTAAGTTGAATAATGTTACCAACAGGAAGACCGTGTCCACCATTAATTGTTATAGTTGCAGTCTGTTTCTTTGTTTCTGTATCTCTAGTACCGCCTAAAGCACTTGCTGTGATTCCTTGAGAGATAGATTCTCCCGTTTGGAAACTTGATGTACTTGCGACAGTTAACTTAAGGCCATCGTAATCGCAAGGAACATAGTTTGTTGGTACAGATATTAATTTACCATCAATCTCATATCCACGCTTGGGGATACTATTGAAGTTTTCTGCGTCTATGTTTCCAGCAACATATGCAGTAAAAGGGTATTCCAGTTTGTCAGCAATCGATGCTTCAATGCTCTCTACGAAAATGTCGTTAGATACCTGGTTATTGTCATCACTACTTGGCGACCCTGACAATCTAGTAACTTCTATCGCCCAGTCAAGTATGCCCTCGTCATCTTTTATATCCTCAATATTAAAACCAAATGTATGTGCATATTTTGCAGTACACTTACCTCTAAATCCTGTATTAAACATTGTTGCAGTTTTTGTAGTTCCTGCATTATTTACATATCTTAACTTAATACTGAAGTTTACACTTGTTTCATGTTGGTCACCTTTTTGTTTTCCTGTTTTTACTAATCGTACCATAGCGTTGGTAAAGATTGTAACTTTTAAATAATCAGCGTTTCTTTTTTCAAACTGTGAACTAGAAATAGTAAAATATTGTGGTTCACCATCTTTTAATACTGTTCCACTTTTTTGTTCTACTATTGCTGCAGTAGGAAACTCTGCAAAGAATCTGCCATCTGGTGTTTGGTTTGCTAATCCATTTGCGGTTACAACTTCAAAGTTATCAAAGTTTGCAGTCTTTGAAATATTACCTGTTGCTAAATCAACATCTCTAAGTCTTGTTTCATCAATAAAAATAGAAGCGTCACCATGCACTAATCCCTTGATTGGCCCTTCTGCTATGGCATCAATAAAAGTTGCACTCTGTCTTGCAAATAAGTTATCATCAGCAGCGTAAGACGAGCCTCCGCCTCCGCCTTTACCTCCACCGGATCCTCTGATTATTATTGGTTTAAACTTCTTACTCAATTTGATTTCTTCCCTCGTCATTTCGACCACCACGGCCTCCACCGCCGCCGCCTCCGCCGCCGCCACGACCATAACTTCCTGTATTAGTATTTTGTCCATATTTTGAACCCGGTGTTCTAAAGTTACTAATACCCACTAATTTTCTCTTCGATGAAGCGCCTGCCTTTGACCTCGCTGTTTGCGTAAATATCGAAGCAGATATAGTGGAAGACCCTGTTAATATTCTACCGTACACTAACGGTACAGGGCCACCTTGTCTTGTTGTGTTTACTGCTCCACTAAATAAATAGTTTTCTGCCCTTTCTTCTGCGTCTCCTGTGTCTGGTTGTGGAGAAAGCATCTGTATTAGTTGTCCTGCAACCATCATCATACCGACACCTGACATCAGACTTCCTAAGAATCCTACTGTTGAGAATGTTTGTGCACTAAGTGCAGCTCCTCCTGCTACGGCTTCAAATGCTGCTGCGTTTGTTGCCATACCACCAGTCAGGGCACTACTACCTCCTATACCGATTGCAGCAAAGCCACCCGTAGCGGCTATAAGAGCCATACCAACTAATATACTTAGTCCTCTACTTTTTGACCCTTCTACAACAGGTACAAAGTGCATAGGCATACCAACTGGGACAGGGTGTACCATATCCAAGTCGCATTGTACTCCGTTAGGTCTTTCGAGTTCTTTATCTCCAAAAACAATCTCATATGCTAGACTGTCTGCTGCATCAATGAGATATTGTTTAAAGCCCTGTCGTTGAACAGCGATTGCCTGCAACGCCTCTGATGGCGAGGCAACATCGAGGTTCCATTCGTGACCGAACTTATCCCCTAATACTCCTTCTAAATAAACTTTTCTCATATCATACTCTCATGCCTAACAACCATTCTTGTAATGTTTCTCCATATACCATTGTAGTTATCTCTGCAAGATAATCTGCTTGGTGCATGATGTAACATTTTAAAGTTGCCCATATAGACGCCCGCGTGGTTTGTTACTTCACTATTTAATGCCATCAATATGACATCATTCGGTTTTAGACTTCCGTCTGTTACTTTTTTAAATCCTTCTTTTTGGTAGTGTTCTACATAAAGGTTTTGTCCTCTTTCCCAGAACTCCCACTCATACTGATACTCTCTGATGTGTATACCGATAGTATCAAAATAATCTTTTATAATTGTATAACAGTCATATGCTCCAAATACAAATGGTCTACCTATCAATGGTAGAATCTCATTCTTGGAGTCTAACTTAATATAGTCTTGTGTGTTAAATATATACCAGGGTATACCTAATCTATCACAAGCAGCCCTATCTAAAGGACTTGGTTCTAAATCACCATGTGGGTGACTATGTACTATTCCAACAACATCACATTCTGCATTTATATCTCTATAATCTTTTGGGTCGATTACAAAGTCATTTAGTTTATCAAATGCTTGATTTTCTGTTGGATAAAATTTCATTCTACCTTTACGAATACCTACAATACCACATGCTTCTTCTGGTATTTTACTTCCTATGTATTCAAATATTTCTTGTTCTACTGCTTCTATCATTAATACAATGCCGCTCCTGGAAAGCCTCCAAATGGTAATGATACATTACTATTCGGTAAATTGACTGGGTTATAAATGTTTGCATATGCGACTGCTCCTGAGCCTCCACCACCT